TATTGTTGGATGCACCACTTTAAATGTCACAGCGCTAGATCATGCAGAACGTGGGCAAAAGGTGGCCCAATCTCGGAGGACAAAATTTCTTACGATTGGCAGAAACGAGGTGAAAGTTGAAATCAAAAGATCCAAATTATGCTGTAAAGGTCGAACAAGCCATTGCAGAAAGGTACGGAGAAGAAGCCGTAGTTAACCCAAAGTCCCAATGGGATGATGATAAAGAAAGAGAGTATCTTACGGAACTTAAGAGAAATTATCGAGCAGACAAAGGTGAAGCAGAACAAATTGAGCTCGATGGAGTTTTAATCTCAAAAGAACTACTTAATAAAGAATCTGAAAGGTCTTGTCCAACTTGCAATACTTACTCATTCAAATCGGTAGATGATTTATACATGACTAAATTTGATTGTTGCTTCAAGTGTTACATACAATATGTTGAGGGCCGAGAGGATAGATGGAAATCTGGATGGAGACCAAATAGATGAGTAAAGAAACACTAGAAATTATCGAAGCATTAGGACAAGCCGCAGCAAATGCATACGACGGTGTCCACATGGAGAACTACACTCTAGACGGTCAAGTCCGCAGCGTAGGTCTTAAAAGAGAAGAAGGTATCCCACTTCTTGATAAAAGAGTTATCGACGGCTTTAAAGTAAAGTTTTATGGCGACTCAATGATCATCACTTATCAATCTGATGTTATGATGAGAGACCTTAAGGACAACGGATTTGAGAACGACATTACTCGAACAATCAACGAAGTTAAGAAGTTCTTACAAAAAGAATATAAAACCATTACTGGTAAATCAGTATCTTTGACTGCTAAGGGCGATCCACAAATTGTTGTACAAACAACATCAAGAGTTCGCACCTTTGTGCAGGCATACCAACACTATAAAATCGGCGGTTTAAAAATGGACCAAATCAATGCTCCATCTGAAACTAGCACCCGAGACATTACAAGAAAATTTTTGGACACTGCGAAAGCAAAGCGTCCAAGTAACGAAACTATCAAAGCAGGGGATAATCAAAAATGAATAATTTAGAAGAAAAATGTTGCGGGAATTGTTGCCCGTGCTGCTCATGTGAATGTTGCGAGGAATAAACAAATGAAACTTTCAAAAGAACAACTAAAACAAATCATCAAAGAAGAACTCGAAGCAGTTCTTTCAGAAGAGGGTGTGATTGAAGAAAAGAAATTAGCACTATCGAAAGAACAATTGACTGGCTATGCCCAGATTGCTCATGGGTACGATGCGCGTCTTGCTAAGATACCCAGACAGTACGTCGAGAGTGTGGAAGCTGCTCTAGCTGCGGGCTATGAAGCGTTTTCTAAAGAATCAGGCACTGCCCTGAATACTGAGGACGATATAGAAGCAGTAATTAAGGAATTGGGCATACAGGACATGATTCCATCCGGAGAGGATTACGCAATATACATTCTTAAAGGTATGATTGTCGACTATATTAAAAGAAGAGGGAGTCCTACAAGCAGTGATAGCCTCAACACATTAAGACAACACATGCAACAAATGGGTCTCTACGCTGCTCAAACAGCGAAAAGTCTTAAACCAAGCATGTTACAAAGAGCCAAAAAATTCATAGGCCTTGAGCAATAATTAAGATTCGGTATAGAAAATGAAAGTTTCAAAAGAACAATTAAAACAAATCATCAAAGAAGAACTCGAAGCACTACAAGAGCAGGACAAAAACATGGTCGTTGCTTTACCCGATAGGCTTCAAATTTTAATTGGCGATCAACGTGTTGATCTTAAATTTGCACAAATCGGCAAAATTGGCGAGATGCTACAGAAGCACTTCGCAGAAAAACCTGATGGCTACATTCTTGATAAGAAAGACGAGGCAATGATTAACGCAGTCAAATTGCCGGACTCCTTTCAGAACTTAGTAGGTTTAAAACTTAGTAGGCCCTAGATGAAGCTCACCAAGAGTGAAATTGTTAAAGAACTTGTGAGATGTGGGAAAGACCCGCAGTATTTTATTGATAACTACTGTAAGATTTCCCACCCTCTCAAGGGACAAATCCCCTTCAAGACTTACGACTATCAGAAGGAGATGCTCCAAGACTTTAACGATTATCGTTTTAACGTAATCTTAAAAGCAAGACAGCTTGGGATCTCGACGATCTCTGCTGCTTATGTTGCTTGGTTCATGTTGTTTCATCGAGAAAAGAACGTTCTCGTAATCGCAACCAAACTATCCACAGCAACAAACCTCGTAAAGAAGGTGAAGATGATCTTTAAGAACCTTCCCTCTTTTATGTTGATCGCAAAGATCACAACAGACAACAAACAATCATTCGAATTATCAAATGGTTCTCAGGTAAAAGCCGGAACCACATCTGGAGACGCTGGTCGATCAGAGGCACTATCTCTTCTAATCATTGATGAGGCTGCTTTCGTAGATGGCCTTGACGAGCTCTGGACGGGTCTTTATCCCACTCTATCAACAGGGGGTAGGTGCATAGCCCTCTCCACTCCTAACGGCGTAGGAAACTGGTTTCACAAGGCTTATANTGANGCTGANAATGGGATGAATGATTTCTACCCAACAAAGCTNATGTGGGANGTNCATCCTGAGAGANATCAGGAATGGTTCGAGAAAGAAACTCGNAACATGTCCAAGCGCCAAATCGCACAAGAGCTCGAGTGTTCCTTCAATGCTTCTGGTGAAACAGTCATCAATCCAGAGGACTTAACAAGGATGCACGAATTTATCCGAGAACCAGAATACAAAACGGGCTATGATAGAAACTATTGGATTTGGGAAAGATACGAAGAAGGTGTACCTTACCTCCTTGTCGCAGACGTTGCGAGGGGAGATGGTAGTGATTTTTCTTGTTTCCACATTTTAAGAATTGATACCATGACGGTTGTAGCCGAATACCAAGGCAAACCAGACCTAGACATGTACTCAAACATTCTTTATTCTGCTGGTACGGAATACGGAACATGTCTTCTTGTTGTGGAGAACAACGGAATTGGGATTGCCGTTTTAGAAAAATTAAAAGAGTTAGAGTACAAAAAAATCTACTACTCAATCAAGTCAACGCATGAGTATGTGGAGTCTTATTTAGCCGAAAATGACGACAGGGCAGTCCTCGGTTTTACAACTTCAACCAAGACAAGACCGTTAATCGTAGCCAAATTAGAGGAATACGTTAGAAATAAACTAATTAATATACATTCTAATCGTGTTTTTCACGAACTAAAAACTTTTATTTGGCAAAACGGCAAGCCTCAANCAATGCGCTCTTACAATGATGATTTGGTTATGTCCCTAGCAATTGCTTGCTGGGTCAGAGACACGGCCCTCTCGGAAAGCGAAAGAGACATGGCTTACAAAAAGGCAATGCTCGGGGGTTTGATGAAGTCGACAACAACGATGAATACTCAAATCAAAGGTCAAAAGATTTACAAAGAAACGTTCGCAGAAAAACATGAGGAGGAGATAANGAAAACAAAAGAGTTTTTTTGGATTTATAAAGGATAAAAAATGGCCCGTAACGATAGAAACCCGAACAATAACCAAAATGATTTGTTTAAAGCTTTAACAAGAGTATTCTCTGGACCGATCACTCAGAGAAGAACACAGTCTGGTCGTCAACTTCGACGAAGACATTTGGACATGTATGCTAAACGCTTTAGATCAGCTTCAGGACAGCAGTTTAAGAAATCAGAATATAACCCGATGAATGTCATGTCCTTGAACATGATTTCAAACAGGAACCGATCAGAACGTTATGTTGACTTTGATCAAATGGAGTTTACACCAGAGATCGCTTCTTCTCTTGATATTTATGCAGATGAGATGACGACCTACTCAGCATTGACTCCAATGCTTCACATTAAGTGTCCCAACGATGAAATTAAATATTTGTTACATGGATTATATTATAATATTATGAATGTGGAGCACAATCTTTTCGGTTGGGCAAGAACAATGTGTAAGTATGGGGATCTATTTTTGTATCTTGATTTGGATGAACAAAAAGGTTTGCAAAACTGTATTGGCTTGCCACCACAAGAAGTTGAGAGACTTGAAGGCGAAGATCCATCAAATCCAAACTACGTCCAGTTTCAATGGAATAGTGCCGGCTTAACTTTAGAGAACTGGCAAATTGCTCACTTTCGCATTTTAGGAAATGACCAGCATGCACCATACGGAACAAGTGTTCTGGAACCAGCCCGACGTATCTGGAGACAACTTACTCTTTTAGAGGATGCCATGATGGCATACCGAATCACCCGTTCACCAGAACGCCGTGTATTCAAAATTGATGTCGGTGGAATCGCACCACAAGATGTAGAACAATACATGCAAAAGGTCATGACCCAAATGAAAAGACATCAAGTTGTAGACCCAAAAACAGGTCGTGTAGATTTACGCTATAACCCACTATCGATTGAGGAGGATTATTTCATTCCTATTCGTGGTGGACAATCATCTACAAACATTGAGAACCTGCCCGGTGGTCAATTCACAGCACAGATCGAAGACGTCAAGTATCTTCGAGACAAACTATTCTCGGCATTGAAAGTTCCGCAATCCTACCTTTCAATGGGCGAAGGTGCTACTGAAGACAAAACAACTCTCGCACAAAAGGACATCAGGTTCGCGAGAACAATTCAAAGATTGCAAAGAGTTTTACTTTCTGAGCTTGAAAAAGT